TCAATACGAGGCATTTCAAAGTTGCCTGGGCCAAAGATGAATCTATATCTCTTACTAATATATCCGTATGGAGTCATAGTTCAACTCCGAAATGTTTTTTAATTTCCATAGCATCAACCATTCTTACCTGATCGCAACATTCCCTGACAATCAACTCGGCGAACTTTTCCAGATCAATATGCTTTTCGATCCACATATCATTATTCCAACGCCTCTCTACCCAGCATTGATCTTTGAGTTTTTCAATTCGTTCGTTCATTCTTCAACTCCGAAATGTTTTGCCAACACTCCTTGAAAGTCACTTATTGCCGCTGTAAAATATTTGGCTGGCGTGCTATTTGAAAAACTATATTTTTCTTCTTCCGTTATTGCTAGATTCATACACTCCCTGACAATCAACTCGGCGAACTTATGAAGCATCTCGGATTTGTTAGTGTAAATTCCCGCTTCAATTGCAAGTTCTATGATTCGTTCATTCATTCTTAACTCCTTAAAATAGAGAAACGGGCGGAATCTTTGAACTTCCACTGTTTCTGTTGAGAATATGTTGATACTTTTCTGGGTGATCTTTCATATCCTGCAGACGCTTATAGAATCGTTCTTCAATCTCTTGATCCCGACAAGTAGTATTGAAGAAGTTGCGAATCTTTTCTAATAGTGTTTTCATTCGTTATCCAATCACCTCAAATGTAATTTTCACCCGAGAACCCACTGGCAAATTATCGCTGAACCAAAAATAATCTTTGGGCAAAGTGTTCTTTGAGTGATCAAACAATGCCTCAAGACGATTTAGTATCGTCAAGTTTTTTTCTGTTTCCTCATCATCCCACAGGGTCATTTCAAATTCTGTTTTCATTCTTCAACTCCAAAATGTTTGTTCAAGAAAATAAAGGCATCATCATGTCCGTTGATAATCAATTCCTGCATAATTTCTTCTAAAATCAACTCGGCGAACTTTTCAATCCTAGTATCAAATTTTGAGTGATGACTATCCCAGCCAGCCTGTTCGGCAAGTTCTTTAATTCGTTCGTTCATAACTTTTTTCCAAACAAGGTAGTAAGACTCTATTATATACTCAAATCTATTTGATGTCAACCTTTTCAGCTTACTTCTGTTCTTCCTTCTCCAATATCCTTAGCACGGACCACTCTCATATCTGTAGCCTGTGCCCGATTCTCAGGATCAGCTTGTTGCTGCTCATATAGTTCAAGTGCTACGTTTCTGCATACCGTCTGAAACCACCGATCTACAATGATAGTATCACTGTCATCGTCACGCATCTTATATCCTGCACGTATCAAGTTCAATACGAATTTGTCATTGAAGTCAAGTTCAAACGCACCACTGTTAATATCATATGGATCAATTTCCATCTTTAGAATATTAACATAGGGCAGTCCTTCAGTATTTGCCTTTTCTTTGTCAGATATAATAGGTTCTTCCTTCTTTGCCTTTGGTTTGCGAGGTTTCTTTTCCTTAACTGGATTTGGTATCTCTACGATTGGTTCTGGCTTTTTGCCAAATAATTTATCAAATAGTCCCATGTTTATATCTTTCAAATAATTTAAAGCTAGCAAGATTTTTCCATTTTGATTCACACATGATATCAAAGTTCTCAAGAAATGTCAATGCCCAATCGTTCACTGCATCATTCCAGTATTGGTCACTATGTGCCCGCAATTTCTGTTTACTATAGCCTGCTGCAATCAACGCACCATGATCGGGTAATCGGGTTGCGGAATGTTCTCCGAGTATATCTTCGCGGCTAACACTGTAATGCATAGTAGGGCGAATACCACGCCAACTATCAATAACCCGTTGTACAAGCGCATCAGTAGGCTGAATGTATTCTCCTTCACGAATCCAATTATGATGGATATCGAGGACCGTAGGTACGAGGTCAGATAATGATAAGCAGTCAAGTAGTCCATGTGTGTATTCCTCATTCTCTAGTGTAAGTGTGTTTCTTGCCTCAGGGGATAACCGATTATAAACATCTCTGATACCCTGAGGACCTTTTCTACCAGAAATGTGAACATTAACTTTGAAGTCTTGAAATGATTTGCCATAGCCCATCCAACGAACCATATCGCAATGATATTCAAATTCTTCTATACTCTTATTTACTACTTCTTCACGATCACTCGCTAAAACTGTAAATTGACCTGGGTGAAAACTTAGACGAACATCATTAGCTCGTGCAGTTTCACCAATAGGTGCCATCCAGTGTTCTAGTTTGTTTTGAATATCACTGTCGTGCCAAAAATCTTTCCAGTCATCATGTGTATAAAAACTCAGCATATCACTAGTCAGCCGAACCATACGTAGTTCGGGTTGTAGTGTTGCTACTTTTTTAACTAGATTGTGGGTATGTAAAATGTTGCGTTTTGCAACTTCAATCACCTTTTCTTCTGCGATACTACGCTTTTGCCTAGCTGCCCAAGCGAGAGTAGTACCACCAGTATTCATTTCGGGTATGCTAACTACTTCGCCCTTAGTGTTTAGTTTACTAAATTTGCAAGCAAATCCAATGCGGTTGATAGATTGATTTGTCAAGATAAAAGTCTAAAGTGATAAATAATACATGTAGTGTAACATATTTACACAATAAAGTCAACTATTTACGGACAACAACATGAGATTTAATGAAATAACCGAGAGTTCTCCAGAAGACCGATTTAAAAAGTATATCAGACCAGTGGTAAAAACCACTCCAAAGATTGAAAAGGATAATAATCCTGCAGGAAGAACAACTGACCACGTGGAATGGAAAGTTACGACTCCAACTGGTGAGATTCACAGATATAATTCTAAAAAACAAGCACAAGAAAAGTTTGATTCTTTTGGCCAACAAGATGTGGCGGAAGGCATTGTAGGTGACATGTATCACGGAGCTAAACACGGAATTAAACTTATGACTAGTCCTAGTTACCGCGCATTAAACAAAGCAGCTAATGCTTCTCACGATTTAAGTTATAGTTTGAAAATGGCAGAACGTGACGATATGATAAGAAAATATGTTAAAAGATTTGGTGAATTACCGGGTTTCTATGCAAATGACCCAGCAATGATTAAAAAATTCCTAGGGAAAGGTTCCAATAATATTACTTCGGAGGGTGTGGAGAAAGGTGATAAAAAGCCCTATCCTAAGACTTGGCACGATGTTGATCCTAAACTTGGTAAGCAAGTTGATAAAATGAGTCAGGCAGAAAAAGTCAAAAAAGGTTTAGCACATCCCAATACACTGAAGAAAAGTAAAGAGCAAGGTGTGGCGGAAGGTGCAGCACTACCTCCTGAAGTAATTGAGTTGATAAAGAAAATTGCTCAAAGTTCAGCAACACCAGAACATAAAAAAGCCATGATTGATGCCTTGGTTGCAAAACACAGTAAACAAGGTGTGGCGGAGGGTGAAACTTGGTCAAAGCACAATAACAAACGTGCAGGTGGGATGAGTAAAAAGAGTGTAGCCAGTTATCGCCGCAGTCATCCTGGTAGCAAGATTCAAACAGCAGTAACAACTAAACCAAGCAAACTTAAAAAAGGCAGCAAAGCAGCAAAGCGTAGAGCTAGCTTTTGTGCAAGAATGCGTGGAATGAAGAAACATCGTACCGGTGCAAAAACTGCAAACGATCCAAATAGCAATATAAATAAAAGTCTACGTAGATGGCATTGCGAATCTATAGAAGAACTACAAGAATTAGTAATGCTTGCTGAACAATTTATTAGGAATAAGAAAAATGAACTTTAAAGAATTACACGAGGGCGCAGAGCCAAAGATGCCGGGTGCCCCAAAAGGTATCTCAATTATGACACCTCAGCAATTTGTTGCTAGTGCAGGTGACATGCCTGAAGAAGAAGGTGTGGCGGAAGGCCAGGTGACACCTGATCCTTATGATCGAGGTTACTACGATGGTCAAAGAATGGGATCAAACTCGTATCATAATCCTTATAGTAGAGCAGATGAACCCACTGAGTGGGATGAATATAAATCGGGGTTCAATATGGCCCAGATAGAATTACAAAACGATCTTGAAGACAACGGGTTTTCAGAAGGTGTGGCGGAGGGCCAAGAACACTTAGATAGAATTCGTAGTCTTTCTGGGTTAGGTGAAGCAACCAAACTACCAGCACAAACTCGTGATTTAGATAGTCAAGAGTTTCAAGACTACATGAAACGTATCGTAGGCACACCTGACTTAGATAAAGCCGGTAACGTTAAGGTAGATAAAAAGGGCAATGAAAAGTATACTACTGGCAAGACTGCCGGCGACAAATACAAAATGCCCTATATCCATCGTAGTAGTGTAGTCTCATACTTAAGTCCAGATGGTAAGTCATACGATGAAGATGCGGTTAAGAAAACATTATCAATTCGTCCTAAAGCATTATTAAAACAAAACGAAAAGATGAAGCATAGTAATGGAGAGTTTGAACAATTCTTTAACGTTGGATTCGCAGCATTGGTAGGTATTGCATTAGATGAACAAACAAATAATCTAATTGTTGTTAATACTTGCCCCGGTGCTGGTTCATGTAAAGTTGACTGTTTCGCTATGAAGGGCGGTAAGATCCAATTTAAGGCAGCTTGGCAAAGTGACGGAAGAATACTAACATATCTATTGAATGATCCAGATGGTTTCTTTAATCAACTAAGCAATGAAATCTCTGTTGAATCACAAGCAGCAGCAAAGGGTGATAAGAAATTCCCTAATGGTTGGCAAGTAACAGTTCGCTGGCATGATGCCGGTGACTTCTTCAGTCCAGAATACTTAGATATGGCATTGAAGATGGCTGCTAAACATCCTGATGTTAGATTCTATGCTTACACTAAGATGGCAGGAGCAGCATTAGCTCAGAAGCCAGATAACTTTATTATCAATTGGAGTGAAGGTGCTAACACTGCACAAGAAAAACAAGTTAAAGCAAAAGATCCAAACTTAGATACAACTAAAAATAGCCGCATCGTTCCAGAAAAACTATTCTATGATTTACTAGCTAAAGATGAGAAAGGTAACTTGAAAAAGACTGATGACGGAGCATGGCAACCTGCTAGTCCTGAGGCTCTTGCTGAAATGAAACAACGTATTGCAAAAGAATACGGTATTAGTGTTTCAAGCATATTAAGTTATACTGAATATATGGCCAAACGAAATTCAATTCCTTCTGGCATGAAGTATAATGTTATTGTTGCCCCGGGCGAAGGCGATGTTAGTGCCAATGATCCTGGTGTACTAAGTACATTATTGTTAAGACACTAGACCTTAAGAAGTTCGTCTAAAGAGTATAACTCTTTCATATAGGGTGACACATTATCTAATACAGATACTGCTAAGTCACCCTTTCTTCTTGGACCTATCTTTGTAAGCAAATTAATATTAGGTATGTTATTTACTTCTTTGAACTTATTAACTATCTCAGCAACAGTATAACCTACCCCATGCCCTAAGCATTCTATTTGATTACTTGGCTTCTCAATAGCAGTACGCAATGCGTCACATATCTCATTTACATGAACATAATCACGCATACATGTTCCATCTCGGGTATCATAGTCATTCCCAAAAATAGTAAACTCGCCCTTTTCTTTTGATTTAATTAAATTGTGCATTAAACCATCTGGATTAGTTGGTGCAAATCCATCACTGCCAATTACGTTGTAAAATCTAAAGATTGTGTAATCTTTGGGATTATGTACAGTACAATATTCACGCACAACATCTTCCGCAGCACGTTTACTAATACCATATGCGCTACCACAATCTTGTGCTGCACCTGTGCTAGCAAAGATAAAGTTCTTTGTCTTAATCTTATTAAGTACATTCATCGTCCCATTCAAATTGGTAATATAATATTGAATAGGTATTTGTTCACTTTCACCTACATTAACCAATGCTGCTAAATGTATTACTGCATCAAATTCTTGATCAATGGTAAATAATTTACGAATATCAATATTATACCAATCTTTAAGCCGATCTGTCTGCGGAACATTAATATCTAACCCATATACTTCATATGAATCTGCTAACATCTTGGAAAGATGACTACCGATGTAACCTGAATTACCTGTTATTAATACTTTTTTCATTCAAAACTAAAAAGACTTTCGCCCTCTTCCTCTGGTTCAAACGATGGGTCTTTAGTTAAGTAAGTATCATCGTCTGTATATATTATACGAAATTTATGCTTGTTTGTCAACACCGACTTTATATCGTCAATGCACAACAATCTACGTCCAAGATCAGTATTAAACTCACTTAACTTAGTTGTAGTTTCTTCACATATCTTTGCGGTATTGCTATTAGACTTTTTACATTCAAAATCATTGAAACAACTGTTCCATTTGTGAAACACACCCGCTTCCACTTCTTGCGTATGTTTCAATGCACCTGTATCATAGTATGATTTAGCTGTGGTATATTGGTTGTATAGTGCTGTAACTACTTCAGCCATATGCTTTTTGTCAGTTCTATAAAAATAGACACTATTGAAGTTTTTAGTCCAGCGCATATCATCTAAGCAAACTGTTGGCATCTGTGATATTTCTTCATAGAAAGCCATACCATAACTCTCAACTGAACTAGGATTGAATGCAACTCTGCAACCGGTAATGAAGTCTACTTTTTGTTGTCCAATGATGCTGACACCGATCTTATAATCAGTTATGCCCATCTTCTTAAATCGTTCTTCAAACTTCTTTGCACCATTCGCATTAGTCATAACTCGTGCAGGTAGTTTAGTTTGTTCAATCAAGTCTAAGTAAAGTTCTGGGTTCTTACCTTCTTCCCATCTACCAATAAACAATACACCTTCACGCAGCACATGATGTTCATCTAGTAATCCCATCTCAGTGATTGGAATAGGTAACTGATATGCATTAGTAAAGTGTAACTGATTAAACTTACTCTGTGTACCAATAGTGATACCGTACAATTCCAATTGCTTACGCATCAACTCATTGGTATTGTACAAGAAAGGATTCTTTGTGTCTTTGAAAATTTGACTTTCTAAATGAGTATATGCAATTATTTGTATAACATCTTCTAAACCCATTGTGCTAGCAACCTGAACAGTTTCGTAAGTATTGCAGATTAATGCGTCATAGATATTATGTTCCAATGCTTCAACAATACTATTGCGAAAGTTAACCATACGTTCATAGCAGAATGTATCACCATACATAAAGATATTGCTATGGTCATAGTACTTTAATGATTCCAGCGGAGCTATAACATTTGCCTTCAAAGATTTGACAAACTCATTATTTTGTGGTTCTTTGTCTGTTATGATATCAACTTTGATGTTGTGACTATCCATTAACTCACAGAAACTTTTTGCAAACTGCCCTATGCCACCGTGTGGTACTAGTGTTTGATAGCTTACTAAGAAGCCAATTCGTTTGTTATAGGTTCGCATGTTGTTTCTCAAATGGATTTTCAGTTGGAACAGTAATCCAATCAGTTAACACATTTCGTTTTGCAAATGAACCTGTTCTTGGATTTTGTATACTATAATCTGTTATTTCTCTATCAAGGCGATATTGTAATATTTTTTCTGGGATATTGCAAGGTCCCTCAACCACAAGCCAACGCATTTCAAACTTCATATTATATCCTTTAATCTTGCTATCAAATATTCATCTTTATTATACCAACGATGTTCATAACTAAAGTTTATATCACCGCTTCTGTACATTGCAGTAACACAATATGCAAACTCTAGCCATATTCTACGCTTTGTTATATGGCATAGTCTAGGTATTAGGGTAAACTTTAATTGTTTACCCACAGTTCTTTGTTTGAAATGATAGTCACTAGCTGATTGTGTAGTCCAATCAATTGAGGGCATCAAGTTCCCCACTCGTTTTTGAAAAGAGGGACTTGAAGTCTATCACTATAACGCCAGCCTAAACGCATTGCTTCAAGTGCAACATTTTTAGCATTCATGTTATATAACTTTTCAACACCACCACATGGCATCAAGTAAACATGGCCCCTAAAGCCGCGAGTACGATATTGATTAACTGCTGCTTGTGCTTCTTCTACATCTTGTTTAGATGCAACCACAAACTTCAAATATGTATGACCCAATTGCGAGTATTCATAGATAATTTCAGGACATATTGCTTCTTCCCACTTCTCACCGCTAATACTAAGTTTAGGACTAACGCTAAATGTAATTGCACCCTTAGAACGATTGATAGCCCATTGATGCAAATAAGTTTTCAACTCTTGTTGCAATGGTTGAGTACCATTTGTTTCAAAAGTTAGTTCTTGTAAACCCTTCATATTTTCATGTGAAAGTAAATCAATATAACTACGTTGCCACCCTAATAGTGGTTCGCCCCCTGTAATAACAAGATGTTCTTCCATCCAACGGTTGTGTGGAAGCATTGTCATAATGCTATCAACAATACTATCAGTAGTAAGTACCGGGCTGAAATCTTTGAATCGTGGATCCCAACTTGCATAGCTATCACAACCTGTACTAACTAATGGAAGTTGTTTATAATCAGTGTAGTAATGAACACGGGCTGCGATATCTTCTACTTCACGACTTAGTTCACCTTTAGGCATACCGAAACCTGCACATTTGAAGTTACATCCAAAAGTTCTAAGGAAAATACTTGGTACTCCGATATATCGGCCTTCACCTTGAATACTATAAAATAATTCTGCTACTTTTAATTTTGACATTTAATTCCAATGTTTGATAACACCTGCTATTATAAACAAGTTTGTAATTACATAGCATAACACAATACCTGTTCTAATACACGCAATACGGTCAGATTCTGTATCGGTTGTACCCACTTTTTCACCCAAGGCTTTTGCCCATATTCGCCATAGTTTCTTCATTATTTCTTTGCTGGTTTTGGTGGCATATCGGGAAATGATCCCCAAGGTTGTTTCAATTCATCTGATACCCCAATTGGGCCACCTTTATTTACCCACGCAATATTGATAACAATAGTTGGATTACCATTGACTATAACATATCGTGTAAGAAAGTCACTATAATCATAGGTACCATCCGGCACCCATTTAAACATTTTGAAATCTGATTCAGAACTCATTGTCTTCCCTATGCCCAACTCTCATGGCCATATTAGCATCAGTTTCGCGGACTTCTACTTTGCAGCACCATACACGATCCTGCTCACCATAATCTTTTAAGAAAATCGTGTTAATGTATTCATATAAGAAGTTAGCAATACCTTCACATCCGGTCTTTTCTACTTCAGTGATCTTTGCTAGCTTTAGCTTGCCTAAGTTTAGCAAATGTTCACGCATGGGATCATCTTGTGCCACCAATAGTGTATGATCAAACCAATCTTCAAGCAAGCCCTTGAGCGGTTTCAATCCACCAAAGTCCATGCACCAATTACGTGCATCTAGTGTATCGCATTCAAATTCTAAATGAAATGATAGTGCGTATCCATGTAACAAATTGCAATGACTGTCGGCACGCCATTGACGATAAGCTACTGGGCCTATTTGATTATAGGTCTTTGTTGAAATGTATTTTGCCATGATTTTCTCCTATGTTAATTATAGCATAGGCAGCAGAATTTGTAAAGCGGGAATGATGCCAAAAGACCGCTATTATTATTTACCTAAATTCATTTCTTTTCGTATATTAGTAGCACTTATTTGGGTAATACTCTCATCAAATGTTTCTTCACCTGAGGTATAGCCTACGCCACGACCCCATCCAATATGAACAATATTGGGTACAACTTGTATCTCATATTGTCCTTGAAAGATTGGATCTAAATCTCTTTTGATAAAGCCCTTAACCTGATCAATAGCAAAAGGATTACTTCCTTGCCATCCTTGTACATCACGCACTTGAATAACAACTTGCCCAGTCTTTGCTAGTAGACGTTCAAACAATGCACGATGCCCAGCATGCCATGGTTGCCAACGACCTAACATTTGAACAGTTTCTTTCTTCCAATCAAAGACTGGTCTACGTTGATTGTCTAGTATATGTTGACCAATAAACTCTGCCCACTTATCACAGTTCTGTTCTATAACACGGAAATCATATACTTCTGGAGGAATGAATGCTTTGTTTGTATCTTCATACCGACCTTGGTCAATAGTGTCTACCCAGATAGTCCAATCTGCTTTGAAGTTGTTACGCATTTCAACCAATGGTGCAACAAAGTCACATATAACATAGTCACTAGAACATTTGAATGCAAACTCGGCCATACGCAATGATTGACGAATACGACCTTCTTTACTGAAATCCCAATCATTATATTGTTTACGAATCTCATCAGCATTGAACCAATCTACAGTACATTTGTATCTAGATGGCATATGTTCCATGTTAATAGCACGATTCATTGGAAAGTTTTTAATATTTGAATTGTCTTCAATATACTTTTTCAATGCTGTAGCTAGGAATGTTTTACCTGCTCCGGGTAAACCCATAATTAATATTCTTTGTGACATTTTATTTTCCTTTATTGTGTTCTGCTTCAACTACTCTTTTACGCAAACTTGAACTACTGAAACTGTGATCACGCCCATTGAACACTAATTCAATATTACGCTGTTGACATATTCCATAACCAGTAAAATCTTTGTCTTTGTATTCTACACCCAAAATACGTACATCAATGGGCAATGTAAGTAGAATATCTTCCAAATCCTTTTCTGTGTTGTAGACTACAATTTCATCTACAAATCTCACTGCACTTAAACTAATCTGTCTTTCAACAATACTTTGAATGGGTGCATTTTTTTCAGGACGATCCCATTGTGCATTGTTTTGTAATCCAGCAATAAGATAATCACAGTGATTTTTAGCTTGACTAAGCATAGCAATATGCCCGGCGTGAAGTAAATCAAACTGGCTAAAAGTGATTCCAATTTTAAGACCTTTGTCTTTTAGTTCTTTGATCTTGTTGAATATCATTTTTTTAATGTTCTCCACATCTTTACTTTAGAATGTTCATCTAAGAATTCTTTTTCTTCGGCGTAAGTAGGTGAATCAGCCATGATTTCATCTACTAACCATTTGATACGATGTAAATCTTTTTTGATTTCCCAAGTAGTGTATCCGTCATTATGACCAGAATGCATTTCTACACCAGCCATATAAATTTGATGATGTACACTAGAATAGTCCATTGGTTTACGAAATCCCATTTTTTCCTCCGCAGGTGCAGTTACGACCTTGATTACAATTTCCAGTGCAGATACTATTTGTATTACGCCAAGCATTAGTGAATATTGCCATAAATGATGCTAGTAGTGGATTGAGAAAATACCCAATAGCAATGCCGTACACTAGATATTCTAAGTTAAACCAATTCATTATCGTCCCCGTGCTAATTGATAGAATTCTGCTCTAGCTGCTGGGTCACTTTTGAATCCTCCACCTAGCTTACTTGTAACAGTACTACTACCTGTATCCTCAACTCCCCTTGACGCAACACAGTAATGTTTTGCATCAATCATTACTGCCACATCTTCTGTATCAAGAATATATTGTAAGGTGTGAAATACTTGTTCAGTCAATCTTTCTTGTATTTGTGGACGCTTGCTAAAGTATTCTACTATACGATTGATTTTACTCAATCCAAGCACTTTCTGATTGGGAACATAAGCAACAGTTGCAAGACCATCAATAACTACAAAGTGATGTTCACAATTACTTTGTACATTGATATTGCGTTCGCACACCATCTCATTGTATTTCATCTTGTTATCAACTGCTGTACATTTTGGGAATGCTTCATAATCAAGACCCCAAAATATTTCGTTGACATACATCTTAGCAACACGCTTTGGTGTATCTATTAAACTATCGTCTGCCAAGTCAAGACCTAAGATACGCATAATATGTGCAAAGTGCGCTTCAATGTGGTCTATTTTTTCTTTACGGTCGTAGTTGTTTGGATTTGTAGGAGTTTCAACTCCCATCTTAACCAAATGTTCGTGTACTTTTTGACCCAACTCTGGATCTGTTTTTTGTTTATTATAACTCATAGATAACCTTCCTTTGTGATGGTTTGTGTTTTGAAATGTAAGATACCGTTGTGTAGCTTACATTATTATTTATCTTTAGTACGTTACATCCATTAAATTCTTCATCATTACGTACTTGTCGTATATGACACTCAAATCGGTGTCAATACCAAGACCCCAATCCATTACAGCCTCAATCTTTAATTCAGCCAACTGATGTTCATTGAGGTGAGGGAACAAAGGTTTTGCAAATGATTCCCAAATTTCTTGTTGTGTTTTCACTTTAAGCCTTAGCTTCTTTTCTTGCTGCTTTTTCTGCGGTGATTTCGTTACGGCGAGCTTTAACTGCTTTAGCTAGTTCACCCAATGCTTTACGGGCACGAGTTCCTGCTGCTGCATTACCTTTTTCAAACTTTTCATGTTCGGCTTCGTATGCTGCCAATTGTGTTTTAATATCTGCATGTGCGTTCATAATTTTCTCCTTAATATTTTGATTCGCGGGTATGTTTTCTATAATCAGTGGACATTCTCAACATACTCTGTCCACCACCTTCTAAAATATCAATGATACGATCAATTGTACCATTATTGTAGTCACTAATCTCTCCTATTCTTGGGTGAGGGAAATCCAATAACGCTTCTAACTTATCCATAGCATCCTCTATACTCCAAGGAACATAAAGTCTGGTATGGTCATTAGAAAAAGTTTCAGGAAAACTACGATAAGCAGGATACAGCACATTACATCCTAGAGCATCTGCTTCACTGACTGTATTGGAAACCCAATCTTGAAGGGCGCAATTAAACACAACACGACTATCATTAACGATATTATAGTAATCATTTTTTTCTAAGTTTGCGTAAACTTTAAGTTTACCTGCTGCTACCATTTCACGGGTTCGTTGCATATAGCTTTCGCTATTTGACTTAAGCCATCCTCCACTACACACACAGAATTCAACCTCTTCCAATCCAGATTGAGCATGCCATGCTTCTATCAAATCCATATAAAAATCGGGCTGCTTCTCTTGATCCCAACGTGCAGAGAATACTACACGGTATTTACGATCAGCAAATGGTTTAATATGAGTAACACGACTTTGTACTTCTGCCTTGCCGAATGCTAATCCACTGATATTGTAGATGGGACTAGTCCACCCTGCAATCTTCATGTGCATTACCATTTCTTCATTAGTAGCAAGTATACCATCTACGAACGAGTCCAACATTTTTTCATAATGTCCCATCCACTTAGACATGCCCCAAACATGAACAAAATCATCAGGATCAATGGACTGAGCAAGACAACGAACATAAATCCGAGGCCTGAGAGTCGGGTCGATCTGCTGAAGAATATAGGGTAAAGACTCCAAGCCTGGCTGAAACATATCTTCAAAGTAGATAACATCTTCATTGTTTAGTTCTCCTGCTTTCATCATACGGATCAAGTTCATCAATTGACTCATACCGAAGTATGTGCGTCCATGGGCATCTAATACTTGACCTGTTACAATTGCTTGGTCATTACCTAGTGTTTCGCCGGGTACTACAACATAGTTGATGCCTCTACGATCAAAGACACTAGTATTCCAGTCTTGTAATTGTAGAGTATACCTTGCTTTGTAGGGCTCAAGCCCCATGTAATAGAGTTTACGCATTATGGACGAGCGTTTTCTTGCCACTGATCTCTCGCAACTTTACCAGTTGCGTATTTTGTATATTGACGATAGACATAACTACGTTGATCGTAAAGTTCTGCTTCGTTGTACTTGTAACCAAAATCCACACAAAATCCTAGATAGTTTTCTAGGTCCTCAAAGATTTGAGTTACACGCGGGTTTGATTGAAAAGTTTGTTTTGCCATTATATATTCCTTTTAAATAGCGAGGTTGGTTAAAGGTTGAGTTTTATTATAAGAAATCGTAGCACCATTCTCATTGTCCTCAGAGACACTAATAATGATATTACGATCTGGATACCGAGTTGCAATAACCTCATAAAGGTCATCAGCCATCATTTCACAACTTTTGTAATCCAATGCAAGAATGTTTTGAGAATATTGCTTCTCTAACCATCGTTTGAATTGAATAAACTCAATATCCCGGTTGGTGTGAAATACTTCAATCGTCACTTCAAAATGAAATATGTGACGATGCAAAGTTGCTAAAAAGCTAACATCATACTCATCACCTGTAGCAAGTGCCGGGTCTGTTGCTGCTGCTGGGTACTTATGAATACCTTCTTTTTGAAAACGCACAAAGATTGTGCGAATTGCTTTATCTTTAATCCGTTGACGTTTTTCAATTGTTGCTTGTTCTTGCTGGTTCATTATCTATCATCCTCAAAGTCAATACGTTCATGATCTTCAATCCATTGAAGATGTTCATATTTTCTTAATGTAGAGTATACATCAAGTCTGCTTATTGTCATATCTTTAAGGGTATCTTTATCAAACTTTGTGTCCGATTCCGCTAATAAGATTTTCTTATCAAGGTCCTTGAGTTGTTGTTCTAATCTTGCAATTCGTTCTCTATACATATTATTACTCCAAAACTAATGACATAGCGTCATCGCTATCTTCTATTTCTTCCTCTGATTCTTCATCTATTGAAAACAATTCATTAAACATAGTCATAGCATTTTCAGTTTTCTTTCCGCTAATACCTTGGCTACCTGATTGAAATTGTTTCCAATAACTACTATGATAATCAATCAAATCTAATGATTCTTGTTTGGTTTTCTTACTAAAGATTTCATCAACTAATGTTGTGAAAAATCTATCACCCTCAAACTTATGCACTAACATCTTTGGAACTACCCCTTGTTCATACTGACGATTTGCCTCTTGTACTGCATTCATATGCATCCAAACATTGTGACTTTGAATCAATGTATAACTTAATGTATCCCAACTTGTTTTGGTTTCTTTACCGTGCTGTCCTAGAAAACCTACTCCACGATAACACATATCTTTCATAACTAATGCATCGGTTACTGGACTATCGGTAAACAATTTATGTATCCCGTCTGCTAATACAGCATCACGATACTTGCGAGTATCACTAGCATAACTTTTCTTCTCCGCAGTCTTTTCCATACTATATGACCACTTTTTATTATGCTCAATGTTTGTATTGAAATAAGCAAGACCTTTAGCAGCACTAAAGAATGGACTAGCACAATCAAACGTAATTTGTAGTTTGGGATTGTGATACTTACGTATTGCTTTTTGTATATCAGTAAACAATACAGCATACTCTAAAATACTTGTTCCCAAACAGTGAATCAAATCATGCTTATCTTCACGTAATAATCCATCATGGATGATACCAACTAATCTACGCAACATCAAATGAATATCAATTTTGTTTTGTCCACCGAACGCCCAACCATTGAAATGATTATCAGGATAGATGTTTGGATCACAATACTTTTTCATTTCTTCATACCAATCATCACTTTGAGTATGATTACGACCCTGCAATACATTTAAGAACTTGCATTTCCCTGAACGGTTATTTAGAAAGTATTCGTTATTAATATGTGTAGCAGATATTGCTTCTTCAATAGTACTGATACCATGCAAGCTATTACCATTCTTATCTTTCATGCCGAACGTAGTTAGTGATTGACTTGGGATATCTAAACACATACCATAATCCATGTATTTGTCCATCCATGCCAATACTGCTTTGCGTTTCTTCATAGCACGTGGGCAGTTAGGATCCTTCCAATCAGCTGGCCATTGACCTTTTAATATCTGAAATCCACCACTGTCACCCAACATGAATGTACCTTCTTCACGTTCACGAATGATTGATTCACTTGGATCATCAACTGTAGTATCTAAGTTAGCATGACCAGCACTGTATAGTCCCCACTTGTAATAGTAAAGACCTTCACGACTATTAAGAAAGTTTAATTTTTCAACATCACCATTAAAACTGGCAGGGATACGTGCTTGGTCAAAATAATTCTGACCCTTGCGTTGCTTACCCAAGCCAGCAATATAAAAACTACTGACTGCGGGTAAAAACAATGCCCACTCTGGGTTATGTTTTGCTGATAGATTATCTTGTTTCAAACGGTTACTTCTTTCTTAATCAAGATTTTAACCATTTCTAGTTGTTCTTGCTTTTGCATAATAGTATCTATCAAGTCTTTGATAGTAGAATTAGTTTCGGCTAGTGCTTTTAATTCAAGTTCTTCTCTCATTTTTTTTTCTGCCCAATCAAGCAATTCTTCTGCATAAGGTGTCAATCCTAACCTAGGATTGTTCACATTAAGTGGACGCCACATATTACCATCATACACTTCCATAGTTTGAGTATTAGTATTGAATCTTAGATTGCCTACACCTTGTGCTCCGCTTTGGTTAACAATGTGATTGGACCCCGTACTGTAGTTTACCTCTACATATTTACCTATACTAGTAATACTTGTTATCATTTCTTATTTGCTGGAAGTAAGTAAACATAAGTTGCGATACCACTATCAACTGTAATTTCAGTCGCACCTTGTTCGCTAATCTTAACTTTCTTGTCACCAACTAAGTCCATGATAGCCAAGAATTCTTTAACGGGCCAACGATGTGTGCCAGCTAGTGTTCCAGTAACTGGCGTATTGAATACAAAGTTACCACTGTGAGTTGATGCATCACCAAAGTATACTTTCAAATCACTGCCATCAGTTTTGAATATAAAATGTTCTTCTTCGCTATTAGCCTGTGATTGTTTCTTTAGACGTTGAATACCAGCCACTGTGGGTTCAAATTCAACATTCCACTTAGCACCCTTGAATGATACACTCTTAACTTTTTCATCAACTACGCTTTTAAGCATAAGACGATAATCGTTAATGAAGTCACCAGTCTTTGTTTCAAAATGAATAGTAGACGGAACATCTACACCATCACGCTGAGTTCTAATAACATTGATTTTAGATTTTTCATCATAATCATCAAACCCAATAATTGTTTTGAGTTTGTTCAAGTTAGGCATACCAAATACACCGATAAAGTCGGCAATTGGATCTTTGAATATACCACTGATGATAACGCTTTTATTCTCTGCTACAGCATTGATTGCTGTTTCAGTATCCGTACCAGTAACTTTAATAAGTTCAATAGTGCCAAGACCAAGAGTATGGTCAATTAAGTCTTTTAAATAATCTTTCATTTTGTTTCCTTTGTTTAAAATATTTAGGAGTTCCTATCACGTATTATAGTGGAATATAATGTGATAGTCAACACCAGTTTAACCGAATGTGAATAAGTCATCAAATGTTGAATTTGTATTGATGTTTGACTTGATATCCCAATCTAATACCCCGATCAAGTTATCAATCTTTTCATCTACCAATGTTGATTCCATTAGTAAGTCATCAAATGGCAAGTCTTTGAACCACTGTGGTAATCGTAGTTCATCAACTGGATATGCAATACTAGTAAAACCCAATGCATTGTCTTTAAGTTTACACACTACAATTTTCATACCATCTATAATCTTTTGACTATAGTTATCACCATATACTCTGCGTAGATAGTTCCAGTTAATTGCTGCTCGGGCATGACCAACACCACACTTACCAGTTTTTTCAAACACAAGAGTATGTTTGGTCAAGTTATTAACTGATTTAGGAGAACCTTTTGTCCAACTGTCCTGAGCACCCAAAATGCGCTTGAACTCTTTAACCCGTTCAATCACATCTTCACGACCCTTACCCTGTTGAATAACCATCTGTAGTACATCCATCAAGAATTCTTGAATATACTTAGGAGTATCAGCACGTTTCAAGTCAAGACCCATTGCTTTGATATCACCCATCTTACCTTCTTTATCCTTACGCTTACCTTCCTTATCAAAGATATTGATAGCATAGCGTTTCTTTGTGATAAAGATAGCACGATCACCAATCAATTCACGACCAGCTTTGATGATAGCTCCATTCTTTCTTGGAGCATGAAATGCACGTTCCATGAATGACGGGAAACTTTCATTAGCTTGGTCAGCAATACTGTCATACAACCCGATACAAGTTTCTTTATTCCAATCTAATTCACCGTTTGCTATTTGCGACTTGAGAATAGGATATGCAGTAAAGTAACAACTGTCAGTATCACCGTACACGATAGCATTGCCATCATGTGCATATTCACCTGCGATTGTTTCATTGATGGTACTCATCATATGCTTAACAATTTGACGACCGCTTAGTGTAACACTTTGACCGATACGTTTGTCATAGAATCTACAATGTTCGTTCAATAGTGCGCCATATGCAGAGTTCAACAAAATCTTACGCACAAGCTGACGCTTATCATAATATTCATATTGATCAGTGCCATATGCTGATTTAGCTTTGGCTTGCATTTCTTTACGTTCACTATACCAGCGAGTAAGTAGTCCTGGAACAACACCCTCTTTTTCGTAAGTAAAGATTGTACCGTTAGCACTTAGCATCCAAGGCTTGTGACTATCAAAGATCAACTTCCAAATCTCGGCTGCACTCATTTCTACCGACCTGCCATCTTCATAGTCTAATGTCAACATAGTGCCGCGTTCTTGATTCATAATAGCTGTATATTCTAATACGCTAAACAAGTTTTCCCATAGAATAGCACCAGTAACGTCCTCATCACCTTCTTTGAAACGTTTTTTAAGGCTAGCAAGTTGCTTACCTTTGTCGTCCATGTACTTGTCAGTTAATGTCTGTCTGACCTGACCAATGATGGTTTCACCTGCCATGTTGAGGGCACGAATAACCGAGGGATAGAGCGAGTTAAGGTCAACTGCTCCGACATATTCGTGCATACCTCTTTTCGGCGTAGCAACGAAGGCACCTGCCGCTGGAGTTGTTTCTTCTGCATTTTCATTCCTTCTTTTTTTATCCGGGACTACTAAACCGCGTTCATGCGCTTCATTGAAAATAGCCATTTCAATCATAGCTACAGAACCCATTACTGTTGGCAGTAATACTGTATTCTCATGTGCCAGCTGGTTAGCTAGTTCTAAGAATTTGAGTTTGTTGTGAATTTTCACCAACAACATGGTATCTTGCCTATTATATTCAATAAACTTCTTAAAGTCTTTGTTATACAACTGGTCAAGCGTACCTTCATATTGAGTTTTGTTTTCCCCTACTTCCATCTCACCAATCGCATCTAACTTGTAGCTGTGACGGGATTCATAGTTATATTTCTTGTAGAGTTGTAAGTAGTCCAAGTGAATACGACCAACCAAGTCATATGTTTGTTCTTCTTTGCCGAACCGTTCATATGTGCGGGGTTTAGGAAGTTGACCCATCAAGCAAAACTTGCGTGTGTCATCTTTACTCATTACTCGTGTGACGCGATTAACCATGTAAGGTATGTCATACCCTTCACTGTTCCAGCCAGTCATTACATCACTATCTTCAATGAGTTGAAAGAAAACATCAAACATATCCTTCTCATTGGTGAAAAGCATACAGTTTTCAAACTCATTGCAAATTTCTTGTGCTGTTTCAGGCGACATATGCTTGGGGGCAATGACCAATGTAACCAATGTATCTTGCCAATCCAAATATAATGAAATAGCAGTTACAGGATTGAATGGGTCACTAGTAGGACTGAAACCCTTCTCAGGATCAAAGTCTACTTCAATGTCAAAGAAGCAAGTATGAAGTTTAGGAACATCTGCCTTAAGATAGTTTTCACTAAGGCAACGAAATGTTACCGGTACATCACTTTCAAATAATTTCTTACCTGAATGTATACGTTTTTCTTTTTCAAACTCTTGACGTTTGCGTGTACTGAAACGACTTACAGGGTCGCCATATATACTACGATGCTTACCCTTATTATCAGGATAGTAGAGTACGTAGTTTGTGGGATATTCTTTGTATTGACGCTTTCCGTTCTGGTCCCGTTCAACTACAAAAATTCTATCGTCATCCCTAGAATGAACCGCATCCACATAACTCAAAGTGTTTTGCCTACAGTTTCTAAGATAGTGTTAAGTTCTTCATGATCGGCATTTGTTTGCCCAAGACTTGCTTTGTGTGCGATAGTTATTGCCTTCTTAAGAATGCCAGGTTTAACTTCTAGTTCTTCTGCGATAGCCTTGACAGTTTCAGATAATCCCTCACGTAGAGTATCAATCTCGTGTAATACTACCATTCCTTCATTCACTAATTGAACCAGTTTAGCTTTTTGCTCACCGGTAAACATTTTACTACTCATAGTTTCTCCTTGTTAAGTAATTAGTATACATGCCTTGCGTAGAAAAGTCAAACATTTTGCTGATTTTCTACAATCTTTTTAACCACAGTTTTCAAACCGGGGTTAATATGTAATGCATGTGGCATTAGATGTGTTCGTACATAGTTACGCATGTATTTTGTGTCATCATTGCTATGATCGTGACACCAATCAATAGCTTTTCGGTCGCACCAGTTAACAAATTCACTTTTACGTGTAGTTAGAAATGGGCGTACAACATTGTTTCTTTTTGCTGGGATTACCTTAGGCTGTCCATGCATTGATGACCAAAGATATGTTTCTACGCAGTCATCCAGATGATGTCCAGTAATAATTGGGCCCAATGAATCACCAATAGTGTCTAAGAAGTCATAGCGTTCATTACGCCAATGTTCTTCCATGCTAAGTTCTTTGGGTTTATTGTTTTTGATCATTCCAACCACAAGAGGGAGACTACGATCAGCGGAGAATTTATCAACGAATTCAAATGCACGTTCACTATTCTCGGTTCCATGATGGAAAAACGCACAAGTAACACTGTGTTTCTGAGAAAGGAAATCTGTAATAGCAACCGAATCAACTCCGCCGCTAAGTGCAACCACGATTTTGTTTGGCAATGGAAAGAGAAGTTTTAGCATCTATGCATTATAGCATAGAATACGTTTTATTGAAAGATTTCCGGGTGATCTTTGCCGAATACTTTCATATATTTTCCGGCACTCATATCAGCTAGCATTTCAATTGGGCTACCAGGATAACTATCTCCCGGTTTAATCATGTTCAATTCACCCTGACGCACATGGGTAAGTTCATGGTACACGGTACGCATGATATCAACCATATTACGATTAGCAACGTATACCCAAACGCTTTTGTCACTTTCTGAATGACGACCGGTATGATGACCTTCTTGTGCTTCTTCAGTATCGTAACTGAATTCAATTTCGGGTATTGATTGTAGATTAAGGTTTTGTGCTGCAAATTGAATGAATTTCTGCATTATTGGATTATCTTCCAAGAAGTTTGGCTCATCATTTGCTTCATCTAGTTTATTCTTAACCCATTCATCCGGTGTTCGTTTGAATTTGTGAACAAACAAGTCATGCAATGCTTTGCCAGTAATGCTATGTCTATTTGCTACTTGACGCATTAATTTGTCAATAGTAGTATAATCGTGCTTTTGTAGTGAAGGCAACCGTTTTGCTAATTCTAATGCAGCGGATTCAATAATGATGTGTTCTGTGAGCATTATATATTTATCAAAAGTGCTCACTTTAACGAACTAAATGGGTAGCGATTCCTATTCGTTGGCCAGCAGCCGGCCACACGGCCCTAAGGGTGTTCTTTACCAAGAACTTTCTTTAAGTTCTAGTGTGTATTTGTCAAATCTTTTTAATCGTGCTAAGAATTCATTAGATTCTTCTGATACTATTCCAGTTAGTTGTAGTATGATTCTATCGGAAGCACCTGCATTTGCACTAGCATAAGAAGTTTTGTGCCAATCAACACTATATACATCTCCTGCTTTCCATTCAGTATGTATATCATTATCAAAGCAATAGAAATGCCCCGGCTCCCAATCTGTTAAATGAATGCAGATTCTTTTAATAGTAAAGGGATTATCCAAATGATAATGTTCTAAATTGTCTTTAGTGAAAGTGCTTACTTTATTTGTCTTTTGTATATCTAAATTAATATTGCAATCTCTAAGTTTGAATAGATTGCTTATTTGTTGGAGCAATTTATCATTGATATTACTCCAATCGCCTACTAGTTTACCTAATTTTGTAATGTTCATACTGATATTTAGTATGATATATTATTGTTAATATTAAACTTAATTACACCAACTAGTTTTAGCTTCACCGTAATATTCTCGGGCAAAACCTTGGCTAATTAACATTTGTCTAAGGCTTTGTCCATTTAATATTACATCGCCTAACACACGCCCACCATACTTGTCCCAATCCATAAGAACAACTTGTCGTTTAGTTGCTACTTCAATGGCATGCTTAGTAAAAGCAGTTGCTGCTTGACCTTTTTGATCCTCACTAGGACATTTTGCCCTAAACCCTTTTTCCGGAGTATCAACGCCAAACACACGAATACTTAATTCTTTCTTCAATGGGGCAGGTAAGAACAGAGCTTGAAATGCCACAGTATCACCATCAATAACCCTAGTTATCACGGCATCATATGTTACACCTTCTTTTTGTTTTTGTGCTAATACAACACTAGATAGTATTGATAATGCTATTAATAATATTATTTTTTTCATGTTTGTCATCCAATCCCATTATATCTTTCTAACCTTTTACTAAATCTAATTCAACTAGTTGTCTATATGGTTCATCACCAGTCCATCTATCGCCCTGTACTCTTGTTTCTTCTAATGCAGTGCTTGCATCAAATGGGTTTTTAACTAATTGACCAGTCTGACTAATTAATCCTTGACTCATTGCTTGAATCATATCATTGGTGACAAATCTTCTACGATTTGCACCACGCAAGAACACATTAACTTGAATAGGCTCATCACCTTTCATTTTAATCCAGTGTGTCATTCTATTGCGACCTTCGTGATTACTCACTTTACCTAGTTGGCTAAAATCTCCATCTTCCCATTCAACTGGATCTTTAATCTCTAAGAACGGATAAGCAATCTTTCCCCCACCTTGCATATGCTTTTCAACATCAGCATTTCTATCACTTGCTCCCAATGGATGTGATAGTTTTAAGAATGTACTCGGACGCATCTTTACTTTGAGACCAAAGTAATCTATATCAGTTCCTTGAGGAGTTTCTCCCCATCCTCTTGGATCTAATTCTGCTTCATTTACGTCAGACCCCCAGTACAAACTCTTGCCTCCCTTTTGAATCGGCTTAAATCCTTGACCTTTATAGAACTTAGTTAATTTACTTTGACTTACTTGTCCCTTGTCCCACGGGAACAAAGTAAGAGCAATGCCATCTTCGCGAGCCATTGCTTGAAGTTCTTGCATTGCACGGCTACCCACACCTTGACGTAATGGATACGCTTGAAACCATTTGACTTCAACTGCACCTCGTTTACTAAAGCTAGGTGTTAATTCAAACATAGCAAACTGTTGATCATCTCCTTTGCCCCATATCATAACATGATTGTTTTGCATGGTAGTTGGATACTTTTGATAGACTCGTTCAATCCATGCTTTAGCAGCATTGTTATTTCCTATTTTAATAGGTTCAGTTTCAGTGATGAATTCTTTTGCTCTCATTACTCACGAGCTTTTTTAAGCGTAGCACGAATCATCCATGCCTTCTTGGAATACAAGTCCTGTAATTCAGCTAGGTAATTAGCAATACCCTGTGCTTTTTCTTGTGTCGCAATATCAAATAATTCAGTTACTAACTTAATCATTTTTTCACAATCAACTAGTAGTTCTTCAAGCATCAATTCAGCACGAGGAATTTTATATTGTTCCTCAATGAGGCTCAATTCTAGCATTCTACCTAAACTGCCCGGAGAATAACTACCTAGTGTTCTTATGTATTCGGCAATAGTATCAATAGTTCCATAGATTTCATCATACATTTTATTTAAAAATTTATGATATTGTGGAAAATTGCTTCCTTCAATGTTCCAGTGAAATCCGTGTGTTTTAGTGTATAGTACAAAGGTACTACCTAATAACACTTTTAAGTTTTCTACTAACATATTAATCTTTCTTTTTAGTGTTGACGTTGATAGCTTTACCACTACGATCAGGGTTAGGATCTTCTCTACGCTTTCTTGCTGCGGCACTTGCACGACCTTTTTTACCTAAACTGTGAGCTTTACTTTGAGGCAAACATTTTGGTTTACCTTCTCCGGGTTCTCTAGCACATGGACCTTTAATCTTCCCTTTAGTATCCATGCGAACCCATTTTTCTTTATTAAACCAGTCATGTAAACTTTCGTCTGCCTGTTCAATACCTTCTAGTATAGAACTTTCATTCTTACTACTGTTACCCCAATTACTTGCACCTTTATTACGACACTTAACTAATGCACCACTAGCATAAGCACTTGGCCATACTTTGTAACGGCTCTTTACTTTATAGTAGCAAGCATCTTTCTTTTCATTAATCATCAATTCGCTGAACATAGGACCACTGCAATGTGGACATTTTTCTTCCGCCACACCTTGCGATTCAAACTGTCCTGCATCCTTAGCGACTCTACGCTCACTACCTAGACTAGGAAAACCTTGTTGATGTGTTGATTGTTGAGTTTTTTTTGCGGCAGCATCCTGTGCCTTTGCTTTTAATAAATTTAAAGTTCTAGTATCTAATTGTGTGCCATCTTCTTTTGCTCTTTGAACTAATACATTATAGTATTTGTTCGCTAACTCTACTTGTTGAGCATTTATATTAGGCATAGTATGTGCGTTGGCTCCCAATGCACCCAAGGTCATTGCGCCTCCTGCAACAACATCTTTCCAGCCTTCCGCCACACCTTGCTGACTTTGCTGTTTACGTTTAGCATCTCTTGCTTGTCTTTTAATTTTTTCAGCATCAAGGACCTTGCGTCTATGAGCTTGTTCTTGATCGTATTGTGAACGAGCCCTGTTAATTTGAATATGGGAAGCAATATCACCTTGCTCTTTTGCACCAGGTTTCCCTAGCTTATATGCAAGTTCACGTTGGTGGCTTTTAACTGCTTGTAAATCTCTGTCTGATAAATCGTTATATTCGTGATCTGTGTGCATATCCAATGGTACGTGCGGATATAAGAAGTGGTAACGCTTTTTGCTATTAACATCTCCTGCAACTTCCGCCACACCTTGCTTTGGTTCAAATACAGTAGCATCACCGGTGTTGCGATTGTATACTCCAACTATTTCACCTTGACTATTTCTAGCAATTGCTCGGTTGACCGTGCCGCCACCATGTTTGTCATTAGTGAACTTGACATCACTGCCATGTTCATTGCGAACTTGTGCTGCCCATGCTTTAACACTGGTGCCTTGTGAGCCTTCCGCCACACCTTGCTTAGTATCGTTAGCAAATTGCTTTTTAGTTGCTTTTACTATGCCACTAAAACGTTTATCGCCGCGTTTAAAGTCGCCTTCTTTGTCAGCTTTACTAGCATCGGCGGCGGCAGCAGTTTTGTATTTTGCTAACTTTTCAGTAGATAATTCTGTTAAAAAATCTGATGGTTTCATATTATTTCTTCTTGTTATCTATCTTGTCTGCTAATTTTTTACCAGGCTCTGCTTCTTTATCTTTAGTCATTTTTTCTTTTTGTTTGTCTGCGGCTGCTTTATATTCTGGACTATTAATATCTCTATATGGAGTCTTTTGTTTTTCTTTTGGTACTGAACCCTCTGCTACTTTTTTCTTAGCAGCATCCCAAGCAGCATCAGTCTTTACATTATATTCTTTGCCACCGGCACCAATATCAGCAACTCTGCTGCCTATATCTTGTTTTGTTTTAACTACAGCTTTATTGTGTTTATCTACATTCTTTTGTAGTTTTTTAGCAAAGTCAATTTTGCCTTCCGCCACATCTTGACTACCGCTAGCAGCTTTGGCTTTAGCTTCTTCTCTAGAAGGACTATATCCATGTGATCTTGCTGAATCATGCTGATTTGGGTATACGGAAACTTTGTACATTTTTCCATCTTTGAATACGAACCAGTCACTTGGATCTAAATGATGATGCTCATCATCTTCACGGTCTCTTGCACCGCCTATGCCACTAAAGCCTCTGCCTTCTGCCATAGCATCTGGCTCCTGTTGCATCTCTTGACTGCTGATTAGATAATCCATTACAGTAACCATCATGCCTTTTGCGGCGCCTATCTTCTCTGATACCCATTCTGGGAATTCAGATTGGACAGATAATCTCTTATCTAAATCACTAGCAGCACGGGCTATAGTGTGTAAACTGTTCTTTAATGTGTGTCCTTCATGTTCACCTTGATCTAAGTCTTGTTTAACAAATCCGGTTCTTCTTAATCTGCCTTGTCCTGGGATAACGATTAAATCTTGTTCTGCTAGATCATCTTCATTAACTTTCTTCATATCGGATCTGATTTCCACCTTAGTCTTACCATATTTCTTTTTGAATTCTTCGTCGGTTAACTCTTTTAAATCTATTGTAAGTTGTTTGACTTTACCTTCATTAATGCTATTAGCGTAAGGACCCTTCTTTTTAGATTTGCCCTTCATTAATTGCTGTACAGGCTTTAATCCAGGAACATTGATATTTTCGCGGGTTTGAGTCATCATAG